TAAGAACTTAGCAACCGTCAGTAGTTTTTTGACGAACCAGCCGAAGCTTCCTGGCACGCTATGTGAAGACAAAGGCTCGTCCCACACCCCACCCAAGCTTGGCATAGTTGCGATTGTCGGTGCTACTGGTAAGCCGTCAGCCCATAGGTCTAGGCTTCCCAAGTCCATTGTCGTACCTGCAGGGTAAGCGATGTTTACGTCATCTACATAAAAGTAGGCATTTGAACCTGTAGCACTTGTTGAGCCAGATAACTGCATATTGACCCTACCAAAGGTGGTCGCTGGTGTTATGGTTATCGCTAGCCTCTGCCAATTAGTTGTGGCTGTGGCTACTGTTGACTCAATCGTACCATTGTCATAATTGAGTGTTAGTGTCGGTTTGATATGCGTACCACCCCAGTAAGCTGAATTGTTGATTTTTACCCATACACTGAAGGTCATCGTCTTGTTCTGGATATTACCTACTGGCACGTTCTGTTCCCAGTGAGTTGAGTTTGGCGTAAAGTTAGGCTCAAATCGCATTGCATAGCCACCTGCAGTCCTGACTGTCGTATCACTTAAGCCTGCACCTGTACGGTAGATAGTGCCATATGGTGTTTCTGTGAAGTCTACCTTATCGACCTGATTATAGTTTTGGAAGTGTACCCCTGAACCGTCCGAAGCACCTTTTAGGTTAGAGGTTGTAGTTACACCTACATTGATTTTAGGGTTATCAAATAGAACGTCTACAAAGGTTGGTGTTGTGTGCTGTGTGAATATTGGAAACGTTCCACCCTCTACTGGTCCGAAGTCCTCGTTTATGAAGCGACAGTTCACTATCGTAGATAAGCACCAGACACCCCTCGCAACCCTCTCGTAGATGTTATTCTTGAATACTAGGTTGGCTGATGTACCGTCAGTTCTGAACGGACCATAACTTGTCCCCCAGAAGTAGTTATTGGATACTGTGGAGTTGTAGAAACCTGCCGATACCGATATGAATGCTCCGATATTGTTATAAAACTTATTATTATCAAACAGCCAATTTCTAGAGGCATTCAAGCCACTGAACTGCGACCTTATGAAGATATTATCAGATATTGTTTTCAAGGCACTGGCCCTTCCGTAGATAGTGTTCATAAACGTAGCGTCATATACGTGATTACGTTTGAACTCAGCTGGTTTATCTGCAAAGTTAAAGTTAGATATAAGCGTTAGATTATTCGTTAAGTGTCTATTGAGGCTACAGTCATTTACTGATGTCGTGCCGATGTTAGCTAGGTCGTCCTTCCAGAACGAACTAGATAATGTTGAGATGGCGATACCCATAAACCTAACGCCACTAAATACCATGTTGTTCATACCACTGAGATATTGTACTGGAACTGCAGTGCTGGTGTTAACGAATTCTACACCATAGCCATTGAGCCTTATAACATCGCCACCTGCTCGCCTTAGGTAGTTTTTTACATTGTTATTCATTGTGATAGTCGTGCCAGATATGCCAGTGATGAGATATGGTTCTGTTTCTGTTAAGCCACTAGAGACTAGGGCTTTGCCTGGGAATATCATATCACCGACAGCCCAGCCTGTTGCTGTAGTCGTTTCAATGACAGGTTGACTGGCTAGTGCGTCTGAAGCTAGGATTGCCGAACGGACGGTTGGTATTTCACCATACATCTGTATGTTAGCACGTCCTTGTGATGCTGCGTTATTGTTATCTCCACCACCATATATACCTGTGATTGTGGCTGTACCTACGACTGCTGGAGCTACCTCGATGACTGCCTTTTTAGCTAGTGGTATTGGGTTAGCCTCTGTACCAACGTGGAAGCCTGCATGAGCACCAAGTACCATTACGCCACTTAATGTCATTGTGTAGCTTGCCGATGGAGCGTTCTCCCAGACTATTACACCGTTGGTGTTGTAATCAGGGTTATTCGTTGAGCATACTACTGCACATATTGAGTTGGCAGCGTTGCCGGTCGATAGTAAGCCATTGAACCGACAAGACTGGTCAATTGTTACCCTGTCTTTGGCTATTAGCACATCATTAGCTGTGTAGCTGACGGTATTATCGCACCAGGTTATATAAGCTGGAGCTGTACCGTTAGATGTCCTCAGTAGCCAGTAGCTACCACCTGACACGCTTTGTGATACGTCAAATCGCCATTTACTAGCTGTGGTATCAACTGCGTATGGTGTATCAAATATGAACGGTGTTATCCAGTTAGCATATGTACCATCGGCTGTTGAGTTGGTTATCGTGCCATAGGTTAGTGTCTTACTTACCCTATCAGTCCAGACCCCTGCGACATACTCCTGTAATTTAACGGTTACATCTTTAGTTGTATCATTACTGACCATATGCAGGATTATGCCCTGACAATTGCCAGCGTTAGCGAACGTTACTGGTATCTGCCTTGCTGTGGTCAGCTGTAGGTTTGTAGTATTGAACGGAGCTAAGTTATAGCTCTCGGCTCGGTAGAACGCTCCAGTTGCAGATAGGTTGGTTGCTGATTTAGTTACAATTACTGCCATTACAAAGCCTCCTCATAATTATCGCATACCTGCTGTGCGAGGGCTGTCAGTTCTTCCTTACCATCAGTAGCTGTACCAGTTGTCGCTAGGTTATCCACGACTATCTTTGTACCGTCAGACATATCCCACGTTACTGACGATTCTACGTTAGCGTCATCTAGGTTATGGTATCTTCGGTTGATTGGTTTCATTATGTGTATATCTCCGTTGTGTTACACTGGTAAGTATGAAGAGTAAAATAGATTTGGAAGCGTTCAATATACTCTACTATAAGGAAGATTACTCGGTTAAAAGTATTGCTAGACATTTTGGCTGCCATGTATCTGCAATAGGTAGTTTTCGTAAAAGGAATAACCTCCCCAAAAGACCCCGTAGCCAAAACTGGCTTAATAGGGTTATATCTGGTCATAAGGGTCAGACACCTTGGAATAAAGGTGGTATCAATCCTAAAATACAAGGAGCTAATAATCCTAACTGGAAGGGGGGAAGCTATATCAATGCACAAGGCTATAGACGAATTAGAATTGCCCCAAATGACTATAGACTCGAACATAGAGTTGTTGTTGAGAGGTCTCTTGGTCGCAATCTTGATACTCAGGAAGTGGTTCACCATATCAATGGTGATAAACTGGACAATAGAATTGTAAACCTCGAAATTCATAGCAAATCTAGTCATGCTAGGCTTCATTTTCCAACTGGCAGTAAATTCGGTATTCATAATCAACTATAACTTTCACTTAATCGGTCGTCCCACTTGGCTGTAAATAAGCCTGTCCCTGCCCAAGTAATGCTCATACCTGATGTTTCGTCTATTTTCTGTATTTGCCAGGCTGAAGCACTGGTTGCAGAGCCTATGGCTGATTTACCTACATATGTTACGTTCGGGGTTGATGTATCGTCTAGTAGTAGCTTGTAGGTTGGTGTAGTTGTGGCCAATGGGCTGGACCGTAGTTCGGTATTCGTCAGAGCGTTAGTTTGTGGTGTGAGTGCTGTTATTTGGCTGTTGGGTAGTGGATATTCTGTCGGGAAGTTATCAACAGTGGTGTTACCACCACCACCACCAATATTAGTGCCATCGGGGTTTACTACTGCCACTGCATTGCTGCGAGTTAGCCGTTCTGGAAATCCACCACCGCCGCCAACTGCTACTGGTTTCTTGTATATTTTGTCTAGTATTTCGAGAATATCTTTCTGATTTGACTCAATTTTAGATGTGTCAGTATCGTTCGATATTTTTATGTTCTGTATCGCTTTGATTATATCTTTATTGCTGGTGATTATCGGTTTTAAGTCTGGAGCGTCTATATTTACAACAGGAGCGTCTACATTTATGCTTAGTTCTTTGTCGTCTATAGCCTGTTTTATGGCCTGTGAGCTATTTACAAGCGTTTCTAGCTGTTCGGTATTGTCTACTTGGTCTTTGGCTAGTATTCGCTTATTCGTGTCGTCTAGAGCCTTTAATTCGCTTATAACGTCAGACAGGTCTGTTGGTTTGATCTCGGCTTTTATCTGCTCTAATACTTTAACGACATTTTGCACGTCTGGTGTCTTGATTGAGTCAAGCTGATTAACTATCTGTGTTTTGGTTACCTTGCCATCTAAGAACTTAATTATAGCGTTGGATGAACGTACTATTGACTGCTCTATTTCAGCTATTCGTTTCCTAGTCTGCTCATCACTAATAGACTGTGCTTTGTTTGCTTTGATTTGATCAATGCTTGGCATTGTTATACCTCACTTGGGTCTGAATAAATATCTGTTCGTGATGTTGATACGCTAGTAAATACTGTACCTGATATACCGATTAGTCTTAACTCTGATTTCTTGAAGAATAAGTCGCCGGTTGGGTTGCTGAACTTATAGTTTTCACTGTATGGTCCGGCTGTTTGACTGTAGCTTTCGGCGTTTGGCATATCTGTTGGCGTTATCATTGATCGCTTAACGCTTTCCATTACTACTGATTTAACGGCAGTCCCAAGTATTGGGTCAAGTGCGATACGGTCGTCTATGGTTTTATCTAATAGCCGTAGCCTGTCGCTGGCTATATTTAATAGCGATGTTGCTCGTGTTTCTTCTTGGCTATCCAGTGGTCGCCAGTAAGCTTCTAGCTCTTGTACTGTTGCAAATGCGCTCATTGTTCACTCCTCATAAATCCACTAATGTCGTTTGCTCGATTATTAAGCAGTGCTTCAGATTCTCGCATAGATAACCCTAGCATACGATAGCCTGCAGTTGTATTAAATAGCTCTGGCATAACTTCTTTAAGCTTGTAGATAGCGTCCCCAGCTGCTCCAAGATCCACTTGAAATATAGGCTTCCAGCTCGGTTCAAGACTATTCAATTCATTCGATACTACGTTCACGCCATCTAGGTTCATTCGCATTGTGATCATGATGTTTTTGAACTGCTCACCAATTTCACTTTGTAAGCCTTTGGCTTCTAGTAACATATCATCAGATAATGCTGTTAGGCTTTCAACACTGGTCGGGTTTGATGTTTCGTAGCCTAGATTACGAAGCGTTAAGCCTGTTTCTGCACAAAAGTCCCTTGCGAGGTCTTTTTTGTTGTCATTAAATTGGTTGATTGACATCTGTTGGAGTTGTCCGATTGTTGGTGCATCGCCATTCTCATTGTTACCGATTGCCCACAACCTACCGATTGATGAGTCTAGTTTGTCTTTGTCGGTTTGCTCAAATGTTTCTGCCATACCAACTAGATACCGTTGTGGTGTTGAATAAAACTCACCAGCAATCTCATAGCGTCTTTTTACCCTGCCAACTTCTTGGATTATTCTACGTACTGTATTGCTTATCTTCGCCTTGCCTAGTGGTCTTGAGGCACTGGATCGTCTAGTTACAGGATGTAGTAGTGTACGACCTGTTAGATTGTCAGCATATTCAACAATGACATCGTTAACGAATAACACTGTAAACATTGGAGTAAATAACAAATATTCTTCTGGCTTGTTTAGCTTGTTACGCTTAATTACCGCTAAAGCCCACTTATAAAGCCCTGTAGTAATATCTATCTCGCCAGTAGACTCATAGGCTGTAAAAGGTATTAGCGTATCGCCAGCAACCGCTACAGAAGCCATGCCAGCGATTATAGCGTCATGCTTTGCCTTGTTTAATACTTTTATTCCATTATTGCCAGCAAGCAAGTTATTTATGCCAGCTCTATCACTACCGAACCCATCGAACTCTACCCTATCGCTAATTGTATTGACTGCTCTTGAAGCCCAGCCCACGCCTGGACGGTTGCTTATCATCCTTCGTGGTGTTGAAATACCAAAATCACGAACGGTATTGTCAGCGTCGTAGAAATCGTATTTATCGTCAATTTTACGCTCATGTTGTCTAAGCTTTTGAATAAGGTCTTTAGCTAGTGCGTAGATATCTTCTTGGTTCATATTTCCCTCTTATTAACCAGTTGTCCGCACTGTATAGCGTATTTTTTATAATTATAACATATCATGCTTTTTTCTCTTTCACGTAGTTATCTAATAAACCATTACGAGATTTGTAACCTGCGGTATATATCTTACATGAACAATGAGCATGTCTTCTAAACTGTTCAGAATCTGGGTCAACTACCCAACGGCCTCTCGTGTCCTTCTCTTTGCACCAATCGCATGGCTTTCGACTTGTGGCTGATCGTTTCATTTGTGGAACTTTACCAGAACTCTGTGCTGTAGCCATTGCATCATCTTGAGCTTTGCCAGACATCGCTTGCAAGTTTTCGAGTACCAATGGTGTTAGCTCTATACCTGTTACAGGTGAGCCGGCAGCAATCTTCGATATACCAAGATGTTGTTTGCCAATATCTTTTCCAGTCGTATGAGGTATTAACATATCCCAAGCGTTCATCTCATATATCTTGTTATAGACTGCGGCGTTTACCGTCCTGAATAGCTGTTCCATGTATCGCCTACGTACATCGGGACTTACCTCGATGTTATTTATAAGTCCTACTAATGTCATTACTTTAGAGAGTATCTCTTCTGGCAATATACCGTAGTTCATTCGAATTCCCACCCATCTATATCTTGTAATATTTCATCCAGCAAGTTAGATGCTTGTGTAATACGTTTTTCAGAGTACACCCTATTACGAACAGGCTCTGGCTTGCTTATTAGTAGATCAATAAGCCTAGAAGCTTGCAAGTCTGTTAGTGCGTTCAATATATCTGCCATGTTGTTAGCATTCCTGACTATTTCACCATTAGATATATCATTTGCCAGTACCAGCTCTCTAAACTCTTTGAACTCTTTTAACTTGCGTATCGCTAAGTTCCTAATGTATTCATTTTGAGAAATACTTGTCATACCTTAATTATAGCAAAACAAAAAGAGGCTACTACGGTAGCCTCTTAATGTACTAGCACGCTTATTAGCTAGAAGCGATGTTCTCACCGATAGCTGTGAAACCTGCACCCTCGTCAAAGAATACAAATCCGAAGATTGCCTCTGCACGAATTAGGATTTCATTATATCGAGCTAGGTCGCCATTACCGTCTGGATCGCCAGATGTGTATGTGCGTAGTCCGATATTACGAGCAACGCCCCACTTAAACGCATTCTGCCAATCACCAACGATAGCTTGTACACCAGTGCCAGCTGTTACTTCGTGTCGAGCTGATACTGTATCACCAACCTCGAAGGTTAAGCCTGCTGCGTTACCACCTGTGATATTGATATTCGGGTACTTTAGTACACCGTTGTTATCACGCTCGGTAGATAGCTCAACTGCAAATACAGGGTCTGCTGCTACACCTGATGGTACATAGCCTGCAAGAGCTAAGTCTTTAAGAGCTAATTCAAGGTCATCGCCTGCTACACTAGCATCGATTTTCTTAACCTTATTACCACTCTTAAGAACGTACTGGTCAACACTGCCGACTAGTCCAGTCTTAGGGTTGATACCATGAAACGCCACTAGGTCAACTGCACGAGATAGTGCTGAACCTACACGTCCCACTAGTGTATCCATTAAACCTAGCTGGTAATCTTCATCAGCAAATAGCACCTCTTCGCTCACACGATGCGTAACATGCACCTTGTAAGTTTTAGCGGTTGCCTTTGTTGGTGCTTCACCAGTGTTACCCTTTGCCATGCTCTCACCAACAAGCTCCGCTTTTGGTGTACCTGTAAAGGTAAAGAAGTCGGTGTTACCAACTTTGATTTCTGGTGTTGATCCAGTCAAGCGTGATATAACACCGCCTTGAACTGATTTCTGCCATATACCACTGGCAGTGTGGTTTGTGAGGTCTAGACTAACATTATCGTTATTGTCGCCTAGTCCTAGTACAAGTCCTGGTCGAGCCATTACTTTTCTCCTGTTCGATTAGTTTTTAATCGTCAGACCTGCCGAATAATTTACGTGCGAGTTCTCGGTTGTCGTTGGCTTTGCTGCCTTCGTCCGATTTCTTCGTTATGGTGATACTTGACTTTGGTGCTTTTTCTGCCAGCTTTTCTGCTCGCCTGCGCATTTCATCTTCGTTATCACCTGAGATGAATTCAGCCATATCATCGTTTAGCTTAAACTCCGATAATAGCTTTACTTTCGTGGTTTCGAGTTTTGAACTAGCAAGCTCCATACTAAGCGTTTCCGCTTTTTCAGTAGCTTCTTTCAGTTTGGCTTCAAAATCTGTGCTTTGTTTCGCAGCGTCAGACGCTTTCTGTTTCAGCTCGTCATAATCACCAAACTGTGTTTCTCGTTGCCTTTTCAGTCTAGACTCTATAAGCCCATCGACTGATTCTTTTGAAAGTGCTTCGACTTCAACATAGTTGTCATCGTCATCTTTTGTAAAATATTTCGTCATATCCGTTTTCCTCCGTGCCGTCCACGTTTATTGCTGACTGTCTATATTATATCAGACTGCTATCTACGGTTGTAAACATCGAGGAATACAAGGTAACGCCTGTACCCTCGAACTGTATCATCATTCTGTATTATCGAGTTTACGCTAACTTTTGTAATATCTTCGTAGTCTTCATAAATGCCATGAGCTATATCAGCTATTTCGTTTGCCATTTCTGAAGCTGTTAGTTTCGAATTCTTATGGTAAACGCTTACCTGTATCTCTGCCAAGTCCTGCACCATGTAGTTACGACCACCGCCTGTACGCTCTACTGTTATGAACTTATCTGGAAGCGTCTTTGGCACTTCGCCAGTAATACTCCAGCCTGCCAAGTTGGTACTTAGATAATTTATGACTAATACTTCTATGTTCATATGTCTATTGCCTCACCTCTTACTCGTCTATTCCAATCAGTTGGTGTTAGATGTTCTATATATGGTGTATTGTCAACATCTACTTTATAAGCTACACCGCCCCAGATAACAATACTGCCGCCAATGTTTGTGTTATCAGCTTTTGGCAGGTGTATTTCTACTTGTAGCCTACCTTGTTCTAGTGCAAGCTGCTCTCTGGCGTTGGTTGGTGTAGATAGTGGTGCTATTAGGCAGTTGTCTATAGTATTTTGCGTAACAGTCATTACTGGATCGCCCATAGCGTCAGTGCTGTCTACTTGTTCGATATTGAAGGTTAGAGATATGCCTTTCATAGCTTTATTATACCACTCCATAAAATGCTGAAATATTTTAACGCCACAATTTTACGTT